ATGGACGTTATGATCTCTAGCCAATGCCGTTAGTTCATCGATAAAGCCCTTCTGACCGTTGAAATCGTCCTCGTTCTTGACGCACTTCATCAGGGAATCGATAAAGATATGCTGGACTCCTAGTTCTACAGCGCAATACCTCGCCATCGCAATAACCTTGTCCGGGCTAGTCGTTCCCTGCTGGTCGTAAAGATAAAGATGGTCAACTGTAAACTTATCCATCCGAGTCAGAATCTTCGTGATGTAAGCCTCTCGGTCTGATACCAGCGGATCATCAATAAATTCTCCTGAGAACTGTCGCAACATCCTCTCTAGCGTCTTAATCGGCTTCATCTCGAAAGACGCGATACAGACCTTCTGACTCTGCTTCACTAGGTGCAGAGCAATCTGTCCAGTCAACAGCGACTTACCACCACCGTTAGAACCTGCGTAAACCGTTACCTCTCCCGGTCTAAACGCAAAGGAATCGTGAGTCTTACTCCACGGTAATACAATTTTTGTATCTCTAGCGGTACTTAGATAGCTTTCCTTAATATCATCGAGGAAGTCTCTAGCCTGTTTAACCTTTAGCGTTACATCATTAGCGTGAAGGTATTTCTCTACGTCAATAAAATCAGACTTGATAATCCTCAACCGCCTCGCTTCGTCTAACTCCGCTGCTCTCTGCTCCAGACTCATCTAATCTCCCTAGTTCGTAAAGTTTATGCAAAGCAAATACGCTACCTACCCAAAATCCCGGTGTTACTTCAGAGAAGCCTAACTCAATCAGCTTGGATTCAGTCATCTTTCCTCACTTCCAGCATGGCATCAGCAATCGAATAAGCTAAAGCTGCTTGCTCGTAAGCATCCCAAGCAGGGTCACTCTCAAAGTTCATCGCTAGTGACTGCATAACCATACCCGCAAACATATCGCGTAAATCCATACCGTCCTGAGTCGTTATGTGACCGTTATCCTTCAGCGTAGGAAATGCTTTCATCCTCATGTTTCCTCCTGTAACTTTGCGTATCTAAAAAGTAACTTCTTCGGTATCAAAAACGCCTTCTTTTTGTTCCTGTCACCGTTACCAACAAACTCGGCATACACCAGCTTATTTTCCCAAATGCAACGAATTAGATTTCTAAACTTTATCCAAGCAAATACTTCCCCATCGTAAAACACCCACCACGTTGCCTGAGTCGTACTTAACGCAGAAGGAACACCAGACATCTCTATCTCTACAACAATGTTCCCTGTCTCGTTTGACATCGGATCGTACTTAACCTCAATCCCCTGCTTGATCTCCGGTATCCAAATGTCGTAACCCTTGAAACCTTCAATCAACGTAGCGCATGGATGTTTCTTTCTGATAATCGCTAGTACCTTTTGCTCTACAGCAATCCCTCGCTCAAGGTCTGTACGAAAATTCATAGATAACCCATCGCTTCGTTAATTCGCGTAAAAGCCGTTTTAAGCCGTTTTTTATCACCGTCTGATACCTGCCTACCCTCAGCCATATCAAACGCCGCTATCGACGTAATAAGTGCCTCAAATTGGATTATTTTCATTAGGTCTGTGGCATAGAACGGTCTACGGACTGGTTTATTGGTATCGCTAGGCATAAAAGATTGATCTTTAGGAAACAGATCAGTCAAGTCCATGCCTACTGCTGACACCACTTCGTAAGCCGAGCAACCAGCAAAGCACTTCAGCAGAATCCTGCCATCATCAGTTTCGGTAATTGCTAGGCTAGGACGCTTATCCTCATGCGCTGGACAACAGGCTACCCAATGACCACGCTTACCTTGAACTTTTTCGAGCTTGTTTAAGAAATCGCCGATCATAAAGGTATCCTCGCAAAAGGTTGATGCGGTGTACTCGTGACCTTAACCTCATCTTCCCAACGCTTACCGTTAAGCCATGACGCTGGATGAGGAATGAATTGTTCTTCTCTAGCAGATAGATTCTGTTTGGAAATTGCTGAGATGATTGTTTTCGTTAGCTCATCATCTGGCTTCAACTTTAGCCAAGCCTTGAGAGCATTTGGTTTTGATACTTTACGAGGATAGTGTTTCCAAAAATCATCAAATCGATCAATATATTCTTTATTATTGGTTATTGGTTTATTGGTTGCGATCTTATTTGGTTCTGAAACGGTATCCATTTTGGATGACCAACGTATCTGATTCGCAGTCTTAGCACGATCTGATTTCAGACGAAATTTTGCTATTTCAGTATCACATCTTTTCTGAAACCAGAAACCATTCTCTAACGTAAAAAAGCCTTTTAGGATTTGCTTAACGTCATCAGTAGACGCGCCAATCTTAAAAGATAGGTATTCTGGATCGTCAGGTAATGGAGCCTCTGTGTCGTAGTACATCCACAGAAGTTTCAAATATGAAAACGCATTTGCCTGAGATAGTGACGATGTGTCACGCAGGAAATCACCGATATGGTGTTGGTAGTAGTGCATATCTTTGCCTTTCTCATGTGGTAGTCAACCACGGCAATCTCACAAATTAGGTGGGGCAGGCAGGACGGTGAGAAATCGTCTTTTCGGGTTGCACTCCCTAGCCATTCCCGGTGAACTATACCTTCGGGTTTCTTCTTTCGCAAGTCTTACAAACATCGCTATTGTTGTACTGCGCTAACGATCTTGTTCTTTTGCAAACAGAGCAAAGGCGTGTACTAAAGTTATAAATCGTTTCCGTTCCATGTGAATCGGACTTTCGACGCAAGGGTTTTGATGGGTCTGTTGCCAATCGGTTGTCCTCTAGGTGAAACTTTAGGTAGAAATCTTGGTTCTTGTTTCTCTTTTGGTAAGTCTTTTTTCTTAACCATCATTGTGCCAGAGTTAGAGTATTTCATAATAGAATGTTTCTATTGAGATATGGATTCCTGATAGAAATGTTTTTACACACAAGTCCTGAATCGGTTTAGTATTTCGGAACCGCAACTAGGAGATTAGATATGGATAAGCAAGGTTACGAGCAGTTCTTAATCGGTACGTTACAAGACGGGTTTCCCGGTGAGTTGACTGCTTGCTTCAAAGATACATTAAAACAGTCGCGTGAGGAACGGTTAGAGGAAGAACTTTGCATCCTCCTAGAGACTTGCGCTGTGTTCCAGTCCGATCAGGTCAAGCTGCAAGCGGCTATTCGTCGCAACATGGTCGGTATCGTCAACAGACTGGTAAAAGAATCTACACTCCCTGAGTACGTCGAGACTAAGGAAGATCGTGATAGAGATCATGCTGACTGGCTCTATCAGGAAATGAAAGATCGGGAGGCAAGATGAACCCTAGTCGAGCAGAGATTAGTAACTGGCAGCTAGCTGAGATAGTCTATTCCTTACGTTTACTCATCGATAGGATAGAACGTCGATCAGCTTCAGACGCTGACAAAGAGATAGTGTTTATGGCATACCGAGCGTTACAGAATACGCCTGATGCAGTCATTCAACTCGTAGACGAATTAGAAAGAGGCAACCAATGAGAAAACTATTCAATCCAGACGATAAGCTGGCAGACTTTATAGACCGTCATGCAGGTGTTGTAATTTCGTGTATGTTTGTCCTAGCGTTACTTATGGACAGCTTTGCATGAAGAAGGTTTTTCCATCAATCTTAGACCAGAATTTCAAATATGTTCCTTCCGGTAAGACGAACATTCGCAAGACTTTCGATCGTATTCGCAAAGAGCAGAAGGAGGTTACAAAAGTACAAACTACTACGGAAGCACAATCTCACAATATCATCTTCAATAAGAAATTCGCTAAGGGATAATTAATATGAACTCAGATAATCGGCAACAAGAGCAAGACGAACATCAACAATGGATCGTGTACCAGAAGCTACAGACAGCTAGGGTCAAGCTACAGAACGTAGAACTCAAGAAGTCTGGTCATAACAAGTTTGCTGGCTACAAGTATTTCGAGCTATCAGACTTCCTGCCTACCGTTAATAGCATCTTCTTTGAGCTAGGGTTAGCACATACGCTAGAGTTCTCCGACACTATGGCTACGATGCTAGTCATCGATACAGAGAACGGTGGTCATGCAAAGTTCACCTGCCCTATGGCTACGGCTGAACTTAAAGGCTGTCATCCAGTCCAGAACCTCGGAGCATCAATAACGTATATCACTCGTTACCTGCTGGTCATGGCTTTGGCTATCTGTGAGCATGATGCCTTAGACGCTACAACAGGTGCTGATGAGCCTCGTTCTGCCAAGCCTATTACCAAGTCGGTATTCGATACGCTAGACGAGGAATCTCAGAAAGAGATTAAGAGCTATGCAGCCGATGTCATTCTGCTGATCCATAAAGAGAAGGTCGGAGAAGCAGTCGAGTACATCAATTCTCTGGAGCTAGATGCGGACTGGAAAACAGCCCTTTGGAGCCAGTTGGATAGCAAGCAACGATCAGCAATTAAAAAATTCGCTCAAGGATAATTCATGGAATACGACAATACTAATCGCGGTACTTTAGGTAAGAACCTGAACAAGAAGTCTGATAGTCACCCTGACTACTCTGGTCAGTTGAATATTGACGGAGTGGATTACTGGCTATCAGGCTGGCTTAAAGAGTCTAAGAAGGACGGTACTAAGTTCTTCTCTCTAGCGGTTAAGCCTAAAGATTCAAAGCCATCTAAAGCCCGTCAGAAGCCTGTAGATGACTTTCAAGACGATGACCTATCGGATTCGCCTTTTTGACGGAGGAACCATGAAATACCTAATCGCACTTTGGTTAGCAGTTACAGCACCTCTTGTTTACGCTTCATGCACCTACCATACCTATTGTGATGCTGGTCGTTGCGTAACGTGTACAACTTGCTGTTACGGAGCCTCATGTAATACGAACTGCTATTGATCTACGGGCAAAAGCAGATTCCAGCTTTTCGATTATCAAATCGTCAAGGATAGAACTGGTGCAGCGAGTAGCCCACCCTTATCGCCTAGCTAGTGGTGGCGGGTAACCCTAGCAGCATACGCAATGCTCCTTTACATGGCTTTCCATTCATTGTGAGTATGCAGACAGCCCGGAAAGACGGGCATAACCAACCGAGGAACCAATGAAACTACTAGACTTTCTGAAATTACAATTCGACATTAAGAATGATCGTCAACTAGCCCTAGCTCTAGGTGTACAAGCACCAGCTATCAGCAAGATTCGTAACGGTCATTCATCCATAACGGCTGACTTTATCCTGAAAGTACATGAGACTTTCGAGATTCCAGTTAAGGACATTAAGGCACTCATATGAGCTACGAACAGACAGAGCTACTGGTAGTCCGTTGGGGTGAAGCCAGAGGAATCATCCAGAACTCAGACAGCAAAACGCAGCTTCTCAAGGCTTTTAGCGAGATGGGAGAACTAGCAGATGCGATTACCAAACGAGACCGTGATGCAGTTATCGATGGACTTGGGGATGTTCTTGTATGTCTTGTTATGGTTGCTGCTATTGAAGATGTCGATCTGAAACAATGCTTCCTGTCAGCCTATGAGGAAATCAAGGATCGAAAGGGATTCTTGAACAAGGAAGGAGTTTTCGTCAAAGATGCCTGAAGAACTTAAGAAGGTCTTAGAGATGATTAATAGCTGGTGGGCTAAGTCTATGGTTGCCATCATCCTATGCGTATTTGGGTACAACATAGGAGCCATTCAGACTGAGATACGGATAGCGTCAGATTGCAAGTTTGCTAACGCTTTTAGAGTAGATATTCAGGCATTTAGTTGCCAGAGGAAACTGTAATGGGTAGACCTCGTAAGAACCCGGATGATCCTAAATGGAACCAAGAAACTGAGATTAAGCAGCCTAGAGACTATGACTGGAACCTGTTCTTTGCAGCGGCTTTGGGCGGTTTAATTGCTAAGGGTGGTCTGTCCTATGACCAGCTAATAAAAACGGCTTCTAGCATCGCTACAGAGGCTCAGGACTCACTTTCTGATTGAGTCATACTGTGCATAGCATTGCTTCAGCGCGAGTCTGAGAGTATCTGCCTCTATTGCTATTTGGACAAGACTCTCCGCATCTTCTCTAAAAAGGTTTTTTCCAGAGCATCCGGCGATACTTGATCCAATGCCGGAGGAACCGGACACGGAACCTGCTTGGGAGGTGGAGGACGGACGCTGCTGCAAGCTGTTAGTGAGAGCAGTAGCCCTAGCATTAAGATTCCTGATTTCACGGTCTTTCTCCTGTCTTAACTGGTCTGCATTAGCCTGTAGCTCCTGCTCTTTCTTCCTAGCTTCTTCCTGAGCCTTAGCGTACTCCGCATATTGAGCCGCTTTCTCTTTATCCCACAAGTTCTGAACCTTCGCCTGACCATGCTGGGAACCCTGAAAATATCCTGCACCTGCTGCCGCGATAACGGCAACCAAGGAACCGAGTAGAAAGTAAGGATTCATTTAGGTGGAACTTTAGTGCCATCAAGTTTCTTATGGACTTTGACCTCACGGCAGACCTGAACCTCTTTGCCTTTACGATCCTTCTCTGCATGACAGACCTTCTTAGTCTCGGCTGCATGAATCTGGAACACTAAGACCGAACTTAGTAAAATAGTAAGAGCCATGCGTAGGTAGATAATCATGTGATCTCCGGATGTGGTGGTTGAGCAGGTTTGTCTTTAAGGCTTACAACAGGGTCGATAGTCGGCTCTTGACGCACAACTGTCGTAGTCGTTGTAACCACGGGCTTAGGTGCTGGTGGTGGTTCGTAAGCCTGAGTTAGTGAAGGTGGCAATGGAGGAGGAAGCGGTTTATTCCGCTTCATCGCTATCATCTCTCGCATAATTGTCGGCAGGAAAATAGCCAGCGGAGTCAGGATAGCAAACATCGCCTTGTCATTAGGTGATTGACCACTCATAGGTTGCATAACAAACAGCAAGCCATACAAGATCACAAACACTACGCCAACGAAACAGATCGATAGCGCAGTTTCCATTATGAACAGCGACAAAGAGTCTAGCAGTTCCTTTGCGTCATCAATTTTGAGTTTCATTGCGTTACCTTTGGAGGAGGAATTAGATCGTTAGGGCAGGTTGCAGTAGCCGTACAGATAGGTGGCTTGCAATCAGCAGATTCCCAATTCTTCGGGTCTTGGCAAGGGTATCGAAACTTATCCTCGCAGCCACTAAGCCAAACGAGAGCCAGAATCAAACATATGAAGCGCAATCTCATAATGGTGTTTCCTATCCTCAAGTCCAATGTAGCCACCGTTAATAGCCCTAGTCAAACCCTTAAAATCATCCGCATCTACGAATCGATTGAGCTTGTTCTCAGACCAGAACCAGCAAGCACTCTGAGCAGCACCTTCGAATGTTTCCAAATAGTCAACGGCTTGTTCAGGCGTAATCTCTAGGCTAGCTGCAAACCAGAAATAGTTATTTTTTCCCGTTAGCTGCAAAATTCCTCGACCACGGAACTTAAAGCCATCTCCAGAGGCTTCATCACCGTTACCCATACGATCCGCATAGACCTTAGATGCTATCTTCTTAGCGTTACGTTCGTATTGCTTGGCAATCTCATGGGTAGGAAAGTATTTAGGGAATACCCGCTGTAGACCTGATGCAGAATAGTTCAGGTTCTCTGTGACAAAGACAAAGCCACCTGATTCATGACCACATTGGGCTAGAAAAGCAGCGACTCGTTTAGGTGTATTGATCTCGTATTCCTCTAGCAGAGACTTGCCACCTAGCTCAGTCTGCTTGCTAAAGAGAGCGTCATACCATTGCTGAGGATACTTGGTGTTAGGAGCGAACTTCTTGAACTGTGCGAGAGTAATCATTTACTGTACAACCTCTCCTCTAGGATTTCTTGCCGTAGTTGTTTCATCTTCTTTATTTCATGCACCGCTGCGCGAGTAGCATAGTACATATCATAGTACATGAACGCTAATATTGGCATTACGATAAAGAACATTAGGATCACAGCTAGGACTACTGTAATCAAAGACCAAGGTACATCTTCTGAATCGCGCTTTGAATTATCAGCCACATTAGACCCACCGCCCACAGAACCACGAACACGACTGCTCCAATCCATACCAGCCGACTTTTGAGACGATTTATCGCCTTTCTTCGTTGCCATCTAGCCGCCTGTAACTTTCTTGTCTCTATCGCTAGAGCATCAGACTGCTCGTTCTGGATGTCAGTCCATGCCTTCTCAAACCTAGACCACACAGACCCCAACTCCGGTGGAGTGTTATAAACCATCTGCTCTCTAACCTGAGCCAGCATATCGTTTAGCTTAGACTCAAGCCTGATTCGCTCTAACGCCCTGCGACCTAGCGATAATTCACCCCTATAAACCTCTTTAGACTCAGCTTCACTCTGGATGTATATCTTCATCAGAGCTTCATACTGGTCAATAAAGGCTCCTAAGTTGTTCCAGATGTCACTTAGAACATCATCAGGTACAGCCTTGGCAACTTCCTGAACCTTCTTAACTTCTTCGTTGTACTGTTTCTTCTGCTCAGGACTGGGATCAACTATCTTGTGATACTGTTCCTTTAAGTCCTTTAATACGTCACTTACGTCCCCGCTAGTATTTTTTATCTGCTTGTACAACTCCACGCCGCGCTTGGCGAGATCGATTGCTGTGGTACACGCTTTATAAGCAAGAGCTATACTCGCAGGGTCTAACACATCAGAACAGGTGTAGCTGTTTCTTCATATTAATAATTTCTTCGTGCAAGGCATGGTTAGCTTCTTCGCACTTACGATTCTGCTCCTCGACAGTAGCTAGACGGTCTGACAAACGAGCAACTTCTTCACGCAAGGTAGTGATTACTTGTTCCCATGCAGCACCAGTAACGTCAGCAGCATGATTGTTACGGTTATCAGCTTTGACCTTCTGGTACATAGCCCAAGCTCCAGCACCTAGACCACCAATACCTACGACAAATTGTGAAAGTAAGTTTTCCATGACTACTCATAAATAATGTTAATAGTTCCAGCGTCAAACGTATCTATGCCGTTAGTTGTTGTAATACGAACACGGTCTAGTGTGCCACCAAGAACTACGCTACCAGCAAAAGTAGTAACTCTTAATGCACCTTCAGCATACAAACTTCCAGAAGCAACCCATGTGTTTCCACTTATGTTTGTAAAAACCACATGACCATGAGCAACACTAGCCGCGGTGCTTGTATACCCATTAGTTGTTATGCTACTTGTTACGTTTGACCCTGAAGCATTGGTGGCGTTTGCGGTTGAAACAGACACGCTTACCGCAGCGGCGTTATAACCAGTAGTTGCAATACTTCCAGCACCCACTTGAAAAATATAGTTAGCTGTTCCGCTTAATGAAACCCCACTCAACATTACCGTAATCCGACGCACCCAGCTAGGGATCGACGTAAAGTCAACAGATGTACCAGACGCAGTAACAGCAGTACCTGTTTGCAGTCCGTTATATACCGCACCGCTGTTCGTGGTAACCCCTGCGCTACCGTTAATAACTACAGCCATCATGCACCTCCATTAGCACACGATAGTGCCTTTAGTTCATCGGTAGTCGTGCAAGCATCTACCTGACTGGTAATGTCTCTTAGACGCTGCTTCTCAGCCACAATCGCTGCGGTGTCGCTATTCGACTCTAAGGCTCGTTGGAATAGAACA